ACAGATAATACTACAGCTTCAGTAACCGCAATAGATAGTGATACAACTTTGACTCTTGATGCAGACATTATGGCTAATGGAGAAAACTATATTATATATGCCATGCCTTATGTTGTATTTGAACTAAGTGAGCTTGCAAGAGATTATATGATTACCGAATATAACAATTATGCAACAGATACAATATGGATTGATGCTGATGTTACAATATTTAATTCAGCAGGCAATATTGTTCAAGTCGGTGGCCAAAATACAGTTGTTAATACTTTTTTAGGTATTGATGGTTATGGTTACTTTGAAGATGGTGTAAATCCAAGAACAACAACAACACCAATGGTTTTACAGAATAAT